ATTTAAGCGCTATGAAATCTACAAAGATTACATCAAGAAATACATCCTCCAAAACCTTAGAAAAGAGCTAGACGAAAGCACTGTCGAGGATATGGAAAGCCGCGTCAGTACAATAAACCTCTATAAAAAAGTGGTAAGCAAGAAAGCCCGCGTTTATAAAACCGCACCACGGCGGGAGAGTTCTGAGCCTAACAATCAAGATAATTTAGATTTAATGGTCGACAACCTTAAATTAAACGTGAAAATGAAAAAGGCTAATAAGTATCTAGAGGCCTTTAAGAATACTGAAATATTTATCAGGCCTATTAAGAATAGTCGCTCAAAAAAGTATTCCTACCGCCCAGAGGTTTTACCGCCTCACCGTTACGATGTAATTGAGGATGCCGAAGATCGTGAGGCTGCAATGGGTTACATTCTCTCTGAACATGATGACGATTCTCTAAACTTTCTCAGATATGAGGATGCGAGAAGTAATCACGGGGCAAACCAGGGATTTAGGGATGGCGATAGTAAGAATCAGATAATCGCCAATTCTCCTTCTGATAAGGGAGAAGAAGCGGAAGAAAGAGAATATATCTGGTGGGGGAATAAGTACCATTTTACTTTTACCTCAAAAGGAATCAAGAAAAACACTAATAGTAATTTAAACCCTATTCAAACTCTGCCTATCGTGTCGATTGCTAAAGAGCGAGATGGGAGCTTTTGGTCATTGGGTGGAGAGGATTTAATAGACGGCTCAATTCTAGTCAATACCGTACTGAGTGACGTTTTTTATATCGCTAAAATGCATGGGACAGGCCTTTTTTATCTATTCGGGAAAGGCGTTCCCAAGACCATGAAAGTAGGGCCTAACCAGGCAATAACTTTAAATGTAGAAGAAGGTGACCCAACCCCTACTATTGGTTTTGCCAATGCTAATCCCCAATTGCAAGAGCATAAGAAGCTGGCCGAGCAATATGTAGCACTACTTTTGACCACTAATGACCTTGAGCCTGGCGCCGTTTCTGGTGAGCTATCGGCCAGTACAGGGAATAGTGGAGTGCAGGAGCTTATTATTAAAGCCGAGCCTGTAAATGCTATTGAGGATGATCAGGAAATTTTTAGAGATGCCGACCCCGCCGTAGTAAATGTAGGGGCAAAGTGGCACAATTTATATCATGGGCTAAAATTATTAGAACCTAAGCTCCAAGAGCAAGGTGAGATGCCTGAGTTTGATTATACAATGAAATTCGGAGCAGTAAGTCACTTCGCATCAGAAAAAGAAAAATTAGAGGTTATTGAGAAGCGCTTAGATATTGGTCTAGATGATATTATTGGGGCCCTGATGCTAGATAATCCTGATATGACCCGAGACGAAGCCGAGAAAAAGGCGGCCGAGTTAGCAGAAAAGCAAATGAATGAAGCGGCCGAATCTATGGCCCTAGCAATAGGCGAAGGAAATGCCGATAAGAAAAAACAAGGTGAGTTACTTCCTGAATCTGAGGAAGGAATTAAGCCAAGTGAATCCGAGCAAGAGACAGGCAGCAAAGGAAAAGATAGCTGATTATCTTATGGCCGAGATTGAAAACCATACACAGGGCCAAGTAAGTCCCGTAAATGGTCGCAAATTCGCCAAGCTCTCTAAGGATTATGCCAAAGCCAAGAAAAAAGAGGTGGGGCACTCTGACGCCGATCTGCACCTTTCTGATGATTTAATGAATGGCCTCGGCGCATTTCCCACTAATGGCGGTGTAAGGGTCGAAGTGGCAGAGGTTCAAGCCGGTAAAGCTCATAATCATAACACTCCCAAAACTAAAAAAAGCACCAGTCCTAAGCGGCAATTTATCCCTGATGATCGACAGAAAACCGGCACAGGGAGGCAATTCAAGCCCTCTATAAGAAATGGTTATAAGGCCATTTTAAAAGAGTTTATTGATGGGGATTAAGGTCAAGAAAAAGAAAATTAAGGCGTTTGAAACACAGATTTACTACCATTCTATGCTTAAAGACGTGAAAAAGAACTTTGGGACAGATTTAAAGCGCTCAATCGCTGACGAAATAGGAAAAGTGATTCTCTCAGGAACTTCCCCCGTAAAAGGGAAGCAATTCAAGCAATACACCGAGAAATATGGGAACAAGAAATATGGCGGGCCTAGGAAGCCGGTAAATATGCTGGACTCTGGGAAAATGCTCGAATCCTTAACGGTTAAACAGAATAGAGCGGGTGATTTAATTATCTGGTTCAAGGATAAAAAGAAAGCCGCCGCTCACCATTTTGGGCTAGGCCATCTCAAGGGATATAAGCGCCGATTGCTCCCCTCTAATTCAAATGAGCAATTTAAAGAGGGGTTAATGAAGAAGATTTTGGCTGTTTTGAAAAAAGCAGTAAAAAAGAGCATTATAAAAGCAAAGCGATAGTATCGCACAATAATATTTCCAGGAAATTGTATTTCCTGCGGTCAGTGACCACGGAGTAGATTATGAGTGAACCAGAATTGAACGAACCAGCAGCACCAAACGAGCCGGCCGCACCAGAAACGGTTGATAAGTCTGTTTATGAAAGCGTTAGTAACGATATGCATAAATATAAAAGACAAGCTGAAGATATGCATAAATATAAAAGACAAGCTCAAGATAATAGCGCTGCAAATGAGCAATTGAGGTCTGAGATTGAAGCCCTTAAAACGGATAAATTGAAGGAAACGAATAGTTACAAAGAACTATACGAAAGCACCCAAGCTAAACTTGAAGAAACCACTAATCAAAATGTAACCTTTAAAAAGGAAGTGGTACACAATATGAAGCTTGACGCATTGAGAGAACACGCCGTCAAAAAAGGCCTTAGAGACCTCTCAGATTTGGATATAGTCGACCTTTCTTCAATGACAGTCGAGACCACAAACACGGGTAAGTTTAATGTATTAGGGGCAGATTTGATGGTTGAAAACCTTCAAAAAAAGAAAGCCCATTGGTTTAATGACGGGGTTGACCCTGGCGTTAATAATTCCACAGGTTCATACAGTAATGAAAAGAAAACCTACTCCGCAGCAGAATTAAATCAACTAAAAACCAAAGACCCTGCCGCTTACTTAAAAGCAAGGCAGGAAATGTTAAGGAGTTAAAAAATGACTGACCAATTAATGGGAACCACTGAGTTAGGGGCTGTTGTTCCTGAGTTATGGGCCAACCGTACTTATGAAGTCTTGAAAACAAAACTATGTTTTTCGGATTCAATTTCAAGAGAATACGAAGGTGATATTTCCGACCTAGGCGATATTTTGCACGTGTCAAGCGTTCCAGAATTTGCAGAAGCAGACGAATTATCAGAGGGAGCCTCTGCTGACGCGGTGGCTGTCACTATTACCGATACCACGCTTACAATCAATAAAAGGATTGTCCGAGATTTTATTTTAACTAAAAGAGCTATGAAGCAATCTATTTCTAAAATGGACGCGCTTGGGGAAATGCAAGCCTTCTCAATTAGAAAGAAGCTTGAAAACCTTACTCTTGCTGCTATCGCTCCAAGCACTAGTGCTCCCGACCATGATATAAGCTTTGACAGTGGGACTCAATTACAATTGGCCGATTTACTAGAAGTTCAAGAGCTTCTAAATACTGCCAATGTAGACGAGCAAGGGCGACAAATTAAAACAGGTTCAGCCCAATTTTCTGACCTTTTTAACATCACGTCTTATACTTCAAGCGACTTTCGTCCTTCAAGTGCTGGTTCTCCTATGAGTTCTGGACAATTTGCTTTTCCTATTGCTGGTTTCCAGCTTGACTGGTCGAGTAATATTGGAAATGTGGCTTATGCCTATCACCCGTCATTTATGCAAATTGCTGCCCAAGAGGATATGCAAGTGCGCGTTTATGACCGTGGCGTGACTGGTGAGAGATCAGAGAGAATTAACTGCGATATGCTTTGTGGTTATGCTCAATTTGATAGCTCTAGAGTAGTTAAACTTTCATAGGATAATTATGGCAATCAAACTGAAAAAGAAGGTCACAAAGGCCGACTTGAAAAAGAAATCTGAGACAAAGAAAGCTGCTCGAAAAAAGAGAGAGGAAGCCCGCAAAAAGGCAGAATCTAAAAAAGAAAGCAGTGAGGCACAAGCAGAGAGAGATCGCTGCCGCCAGTTTTGCGCAAAGATGGACAAAGACCAACTAAAAAGGGCCATAAAAATAAGCAAAGGCAAAAGCTCTGTTTATTTATCGGCTCTTAAAGATGCTTTAAAAAGTAAGGAGAAATAATGACACTTTCAAAAAACAAAACATTCTCTCAGGAGTATGTTTATTCTTTCGCTGACGATGGTGGGGCCACAGGCGCAATCTCTCTTTCTGGAAAAGATGGTTACCCGTCTCTGCCAGAAGGGGCCATTGTCCAAAGGGTTTTCGCTATCGTAGAAACTGCCTGTACTTCTGGCGGTTCTGCCACTTTGGCCTGGGGTAATACTACTGACCCTGACGGGTATCATGTGGCCGTGGCAGTTGCTTCATTGACTGCCAATAGCGTTCACAATCATCAAGACGCCACAGCGGCGCTTTTGTTTGATGATACTAACGACCACGAAATTTACTACCGCGTAAGCTCAACCGCTGGCAATCAAGACGTGTCTTGTACTATCGCCACCGCTGCTTTGACTGCTGGTGTAGTCAGGTTCGTAGTTGAAGGGTATTTTCCAGGACGTTCTGAGTAATGTTTTCTGCCACCTTTCTTAATTATTTCGTTTCCACGGATTTGGATAAATTGATAAAGGTGGTTCACTCTTTGAAATATAAGATTGAAATAAAAGGGATGCCACAGTTCCATGAAGGAAAGTGGCGCCTCTTTTTTACTCTTGCCGAGACCGACATAAGGCACTGGCCGAGAGAAAAGATAGGCATCGACTTAGACAAGGCGAAAGATGACTGAATTAGTAGACACTAATGCAAATGATGTCTTAAGAGGCGCGGCAGAGCTAGACAGCACTGACGACAAGCTAAATCTTAGGGGGATAATTAAAAATTCTACCTCTGAGCCAGTGCCCGTTTCATGGCCAGAGGTCAAGGAGGATTCTTTTGGGCGACTAAGGGTATCTGAGCCTGTGCCGGTATGGGAATGGAAAAACATCTATAACATTGACTTTGATCTTTATTGGGATAATGAATTAACTTCTGGCGGTACTTTAACCCACAACTCTACTAAAGGGTGCAGGGAATTAGACGTGACTACTTCTATGGGGTCTAAGACGACTGTTAGGACTCGCAGAAGATTTGAATATAATACTGGTATATCGCACAAGTTCCAGTTCACACTAAACCCTAACAACTCTCAAACTGGTGTAGCAAAATCTGCCGGGATGTTTGACGACAACAATGGGTTTTTTTGGAGATTTAAAGACGGCGACTTGGCCGTAGTCTATAGAAGTAGTACGAGCGGCAGTGTAGTTGACAATGTGATAGAGCAAGCAGACTTCAACCAAGATAAGCTAGACGGTACTGATGTAGCTGACGCTCTTGATTTAAATAATGACACTTTGTATTTTATCGACTTTGCTTGGTTAGGTGCCGCAGTAATACGTTTTGGGATAGTTCAGAATGGAGTGCCTGTAATTGCACACGCCGAGATATTTTCTCAAGGCATATCAGAATCTTATACCCTATCAGCAGTTCTTCCTTTTGCTATAGAGATTGAGTCAACTGGGACGCCCTCGGCCTCAGATTCTATCCAGTTCTTTTGTGCTAGCTACCAAGTAGAAGGGAAACTAAATGCTCTTGGTAAAGTCAGGACGTGGAATCAAGGAATAACTGAGACCACTGTTTCAGCCGAAGAGGTTGTATGGGCTGGTAGGTTAAACGATTCCTACCCTTATTCAGCGGCTATTTTTGAAAGAATTAATATTATGATTGAAAGCGGAAACGATGAGGTTCTTTACAAGCTCTACCATAATCCTACCTTTACAGGTACTCCCACATGGGTCGATCAAGACAATAGCATTATGCAAATAGCATCAAACGCTAACACATTAGGCGCCCCCAGTGCAGGCTTTGAGGCTGACTCTGGATACATAAGAACGGGTGATGTTTCCGCTTTAAAAAATTCGGTATCAGATGTTTTCTTTGGTTTTAGTATAGATGAAACAGCAGATATTTTTATGATAACAATTGACTCTCTGAATGGTTCTGCGAATATTACAGTTAATACCGCCATAAGGGAGTTCTATTAATGTCTGGTAAAGTTCTTTATGGAGCGGAAAATCCCGCACTAGATGCCCATTTAGAAGGGATGATTTATGGCCAAGCTACGGCTAACGATACAACACAATTTGAGTATTATTTCGGGAGAGATTATATTTTTAATGGCATCCAGTTCTACGCATGGGATTCAAATAAGGGAGACAATATCAGTCTTTCTATAGAATACTGGAATGGGGCAAGCTGGGCGAGGTATAAGAAATTTGGAAAGAGTTGGTATGTAACCCCTAATCACCTGGCCGACATTGTTTTATTTCCATCGAAACCAACCCTAGGGACACGACTAGTCGTTGAATACACTTGCGGAGCTACAGCCACAGATTTTATGGTAAACGGCTTTAAGTTCATTTCAAGACAAATAGTTAAAGCGTCAGAGGGTGAAGAAGGGGAAGACTGGTAATGAATTTAACAACTCTATTCATAGTTTCAGCAGCTTTAGCAGCAATTATTTTTGATGTTTATGCGATTATTAAAAAAGGTAAGAGCGAGTCAATATCTGCTCATATTATAAGAACTTCTTTCAAGACTCCCTTAGTTGTTCTCCTTTTCGGGATACTCTTAGGGCATTTATTTTGGAGCATGAAGACTGAAGATATTTATAAAAACACTGAGTGTATAGAAAAAGGCGCTGATAATGCTAAGAACTAAGAATAAGCTGACCGTATTCCATGACGATAATGGCACTTTTACAGACTATTCTAATGAAGCCCTGGATTTCGATAGGGATTTTTTCACTATGGAGCTTTCTAGCTCTGCTGATTATTTATACATAGGATTCACTAAACCAATATCAGAGATTTTTTTCGAGATAAAAAACCCCAACACAGTTACGGCCACACTAGACGGAGAGTTTTATAATGGTACTACTTGGACAGACCTTGTGGGAATCTATGACGAAACCAGATCGTTTAAGCGCTCAGGATATATAACTTGGGATAGAAACCAAACGGACGAGGCGCAGGTGGCGGTAAATTCCTCCACTAAAAACTGGGTAAGGTTCAGGCCTAGTGTTGATTTGTCGGTGACTATTTTCGCAGGGATAAACATAATCTTTGCAAGTGATAGGGACTTAAAAGGGGAATTTTTTGAGATAGGTCAGTTTTTACCCAAGGGCGCCGATTCTCATATCTTGACCCATGTAGCGGCCCGAGACGAAATTATTCAATATTTAAGAAATGGGGGCCACTTTAAACAGGATTTAAACACCGGCCGCCTTAAAGATATTACGGCCTTTGACCTTTTAGACTTGGGGCAAATCAAACAGCCCGCTATTAATTTAACGCTTTCCAAAATCTTTTCTAATGCCTCTGACCAGGTTGATGATAATTGGAGCGAGAAAGCGAGTCATTATAGAAGCCTTTACAATGCCTCAATGAAACTCTTTTACCTAGACATTGACTCGGACGATGACGGCAAGCAAGATGACGAGGAAAGGATGGCCCCTGCTGGGTCGAGGATAATTAGACGATGAGTAATCAAAGTCAAATACTAACGGCCTTAAAAACTGCGGTTTCAGACTCTCTTGGGAGTGATTATACCGAATTGAAATACAGTTACGATCTAGAGCTTAATGACTTGCGAGATCAAAAAAAGGGTTATGGAATAGGGGCGCTTGCCGCCGCTAGGACAGAAAGCGGGCCCATGAAGTCCCTCAATTATGCTCAAGGGTTTTTTGTCGTATTAACGGAAACTTTTGTAAATAGGTCTAGTGATTGCAAAGAGCGAGAAGTTTTGGCCACCTTATATGATAAATTTGAGGCCTTAACTGAGGTTATTTTCTTAAAAAAATTAAGTATTCCCACTGTAGTTCGAGTGGTTTCTGACGTTTCCTTAGATGATCCTACAAATCCCAGTAAGGGAGTAGTATCATTGAGAGGTGTATTTATTATCGAACACAAAAAAACTATAACTTAATAGGAGTTAAGGATGGCAGACGATGTAATTTTGAACGAATCCAGTGTGGCCATGGTCGTACAAAGTACGGCCCTCACATACGCCGCACCAAGTTCTGGCACCGATTATATCCAGGTGACGAGTGAGGCAAAACCCTTTTCCAAAAACCGCGAGGCAATCGAAAGAGACACTTTATCGGGAACCGTTGAGACAGAAGCGACCCGCGTGGGCATCCCAGAAGTAAGCGGCTCAATCCCTATCGAGCTTTTAGCAAGCGCCACAGCGGGCTCGGCACCTCAAAATGCTGACGTTCAGTTAAGGGCAATGCTAGGCGGGAAAAAGACAGAAGCAACCAAGACCGCCACGGCCGCGACAAGCACCGTGATAACTTTCGCCAGTCATTCCTTTACAGTGGGAAGCTGTGTAAAAGTTCTTGAATCGGGCGCTCACGAAATTCGACCAATTTCTGCGGTCACTGCCACTACTATCACCTTCCCTTTTGCTCTTGATAATGGAGCGCCTAGTTCAACTGTTGTAGTTGAGGCGGTCACTACTTATTACAGTGACACCACAAGCGCCGTGAATCTTTCCTGTGAGTGGAACGTGGGGAATGAAATCCAGCAGCAAATCACGGATTTAACGCCAGCCTCTATGACTTTATCAGGATGGGAAGCGGGAAAACCAGCCGCGCTAGAATTTAGCTATGAAGGGGTAGGGCTTGAAAGAAGCAATGCTTCTCAATCATACACCCCAGATTTTACAGCCGATGCAGAACCACCCGTAGCGCTCTCAGCTTGCCTCTGGTTAAACGGTTCAAGCACAAGCTATAACGAGCTAGGCCTATCGATAGAGAATGAGTTAGCGCCTAAGCCTGATGCTTGTCAGGCCAATGGTAAGGCAGGGAGTCCTAGAATTAAAAAGCAGAAATGCTCATTTAATGCCAATGTTTACGCCGACGATACCTTGCTAACTACTTGGGATTTATATAATGACAATAATGATATAAGCGTTTTTTATTATATCTATAACCCGTCAGCAACGGCCGGAGAATTTGACGAGGCTATCGCTTTCTGGATGCCTCAAGGCAGAGTCACCGCCCACCCTTTTGGAGAGATCGAAGGATTCGTGAGTGATGAGATAGTTATTCAGCCGCATCAATCAAGCGGAAACGATTCTATTTTTATCAGCTACGTTTAAAAAATAATATTTACACCGCCGACTAGGAGGAAAAGTGAAAATTGCTAGAATAAGCGATAGATTTAAAGTGAAAATGGGAGAGGCCACTTTTATAATTGGCCCACTAACCAAAGAGCAAAAGGCAGAGGTGGTTGATTGCGAAGTGTTAGAATCTGGGAATCTCAAGTCCGATTTGTATCAAAAGCAATGCATGATTATAAAATACGGCTTGAAGGATTTACAAGGGGTTCAAACTTTCGACGAGACACCCTATGTTTTAGAAATGGAGAATGGGTCATTGACGGAAGCTTGTGTGAGCGACTTATTGATGCTTGAAGGGATAGAAGATTTTGCGGCGATACTTTGGCAAACTCTCAACTCGATACCTGACCAATTGACTGACGGCGAAGGTAAAGTGATGGAGGGGGTTAAGCTAGAATATGTAAAAAAGCCAGTGGAGAGTGCAAAAGAGGCGTAGGAAATAACGCCTTTTATTTACTCTCCGAGAAAATTCTAGAATTATCCTCTGTCTCTCCTGGCGAATATGCTCAATTAATAGCTGGATTCATGGTTTATTTTGATAAGCAATACCAATGCGGAGATTGTAAAGTGAAGTATCGAGGCGACCCTGCAAAGCAAAGAAAATCCCAAGAAAGAAAGGGCTGCTTTGCCCCCGCCACTAGTCCCCGCTCTTATATCCCCAAGCATAATATGAGAGGCACCCCCAAGGTGATCTTTTCAAAATGTCCCGCCTATTATGCAGATAAAGGAATGGGAGGACTAATCAATGACCATTTTCATATTGAAAAGGGCCAATACCCTTACCCAGGCACATATAGAGAGCAGCCCGCTAAATTTGACGAGGTCATGGGGATGATTTCTAATTTAATGAGAGAGAAAGAGAAGTCCGACGAGGGTGCGGCGAAAAGGTTAAACTATGGCAAATGAAGTCCAAATCGAAATCACCGCAGACGAAAAAAAGGCTCTTGCTGCTCTAAAAAAGATGACCGCCGCTGTTGATAGGTTCGAGAAAACTACAAAGAAAAGCAGCAAAAAAGTTGACGGCCATTTCAGGCAATTGAATAAAGGTATAGCCGTATTTAAAGGGAATTTGGCCGCCATTGGAGTGACAAAAGTTTTCGATCTCTTGGCCAGCGGGATAAGAAAATCGGTTGAAGCCGCCAGAGAAATGGAAACGATTGAGACCCAATTAAAAGTTATCCTAGGCAGTACCGAGGCAGCAGAGAGACAGATGCGAGCTTTGCAGCAGTTCGCCGCAAATACTCCTTTTGAAATTCAAGGTATAGCTAATTCAGCCAAGCAGTTATTAGCTTTTGGCGTCTCCCAAAAACAAGTCATTCCAATACTTAAGCAACTAGGCGATGCTGCGGCTGGGTCAGGGGCAAGAATTGAGGATTTAACTATCCCTTATGGGCGGCTTATTTCCACACAGAAGCTAACCCTTATCGAGCTTGATAAATTCCAAGACAGGGGAATCCCAATATTTAATGAGCTTAAAAGAGTCTCTGGAATCTCTTTAGGTGAAATGCGAAAAGCTATTACTAACGGGAAGATTTCTTTTGAGGAATTTCAAAAAGCCATGAGTAATTTAACAGGGGAAGGGGGAACTTTCTTTAACGCAATGGAAGAAAGAAGCAACACTCTCGACGGCAACTTAAGCAACTTAGAGGACTCTTTTACTATAACTGCCGCCGCCATTGGTAAAATGTTTAGTCCTTTAATTATTTCAGGGGCCAAGAAATTATCCCAATTACTTGGGGCAATAACGAGAAAGGTTGACCCGACACCTATCCAAGACATAACTCAGAAAATAGGAAAGTTAAAAACTCAGATTTTTTTCGCCAAACAAGAGGCTGCTAAGTTTAATGGATTATTAGGAACCGCTGCGACGCTCAAGAGGCTAAAAACTGAATTTGCCGAGTTAAGGAAAAAAAGAAGGGAATTAAGAAAAAGTATTGATATTCAAAAAGAAGCTGGGGCACTGGTAACAGGCGACCCAGGCGCGGCAGCAAAAGCCGCAGAGGAAGCGGCAAGAGCGGAGGCAGAAAAGCAAAAAGCAATCACTAAAATAAAAGACGAGGCAAGAGTAGCAGAACAAGAAAAGACTGCCCTTGTTTTAGTAAGAAGGGACGAGGAAAATATTACAGAGCTTGAAAAGCTCACTGAGCAATATGGGGCAAAGGCAGCCCTGGAAATCGTACACCAAACACAATTGACAGAAATTCAGCTAGGTGCCGAGGCTGCAAAGCTTAAACGCCAGCAATTAATCGACAAGGCAGAAGTAGAAAAAGATAAAAAGACCCTTGAGAATAAAAAGAAAATGGCCCTGCTGGAAAAGGATTTAAACCTTAAGACCGCCCAGGCCTCAATTAATGTGGCCCAAAATGCCGCCAATTTGCTAACCGCGATAGCCGGAAAAGAGACAGCCGCCAGTTTTATCCTGGGAAAGGTTGCCGCTGTTGGACAGGTTTTATTAGCTGACTCCCAAGCAAGGGCCGCCGCTACCGCTGCAAGTGCTGCCGCTTCAATCGCTGCGGGCCCTGGTGCCCTTGCCGCCTTTACCGCCAACATGGCAGCCTACACAGGAATAATCACAGCAAACACCGCCCTATCACTAGGGACTATCGCCGCCCAATCGCTTCAAGGTTTTGCGGGTGGTGGTATTATTGGCCAGAGCATGGGCGCCACTAGCGGGATGGACAATCGCCTGGCCACCGTTAGGGATGGCGAAATGATTTTAAACGCAAGCGATCAGAGAAATGTTTTTAACGCAATAAGTAGCGGCTCAATTGGTGGCGGCGGGGATTCTATGGCACTATTAAATAGTATCAATCAAGGAATTAGCGCACTTTTGGCCAAAGATAATGTCATAGAAATTGACGGCCGAGAATTAGGGCGCAGCATCCGAGATATTTCAACAGGTAGGGGCTTTGTACTAGCATGAGTTTAACTTTCTACTCTTACAATTTAGTCGACTATGCAAATATCACAGCAGATAGCGAGAACTCTCTTTTCCCTGTTTCTAACTTAAAAGATGATAGGCGCACCAAAACTTTTCGATCAATCGCCACTACGGCAAATATAATTTTTGATATGCTGACCACCGAACCTATCGACAGTTTCTACATTGCCGATCACCCAAAATTAGGATTTGGCTTTTCTGATCTTACACTAGAGGGAAATGCTACCTCTAATTTTTCAAGCCCCGCCTTTTCGACGACTATTTCGGTCAATCATACCCACGGGGTCGGCTTCAAAGAATTTGCTTCTCAATCCTATAGGTTTTGGCGACTGACGGTGACAGGGGCTTCTTTTGTGGACGTTTCAAAAGTATTTTTGGGCAGCAAAGTGGCCCCTTCAACCTATGGGATAAATTTTAATTGGAATTTTTACGATGACGATTTATCGAAATCTAAAACCAATCGCCTGGGTCAGAAATTTACAGACGTTATAGGGTCTAAAAAGAAGTTAAATTTTAGCTTTGAGACTTTAAACCCTACCGAACTGGCCGAATTAATGACGATTATTGATTATAACAGAGTAAGCCGCCCGCTATTTATCAGAATTGGAGACGAATCCGACACGATAATTGACGACGAGGACAGGCTCGGTGGGTATTACTACCTTGATAAAATCCCCAAGCTAGTCAATAAGAGCTTTGCCCTTTGGGACTTATCTTTTCGTTTAAGTGAGGGCCTATGAAAGACTTCGAGATAGTAATTACTGGCATTGGCGCAGGGTTGTTTTCCCTGGCCATGATAATTGCCGCTATTGGGTACACTAGAGATTTTTCCTTATGGTTTTTTCAAATAATTGAAAGGTATTTATGAGCCAAAGAGTAGTCGAGGAATTAAAAACCACACTTACCCAATCGTTTACTTTTAACAATGATATTTTCTATGCAATTGAGGCAGTGCGCCCTTTTATTTTCTTTTTCAATACACCAGCGGGAACCTTTACCCTTACGATTAAACAGGGCGCCGAGACTATGGCCACAGGGACTTTTACAAGTGCCGCTATTCAAACTGCCCTGGGCACTTCTGATAATTATTTTTATGCCTGGATTAAAATCTTAACCACTACAACGGCGGGCGGGCTCCCTAATTTGAAAAAAGGGGCCTATGACTTTATTCTAAGCTCGTCAGGTTATACTCACTCAGCATCTAGTTTTATTGGGTGGATACAAGAGCATGAAAACTTACACAACTCGTTATTATACACCTCGGCAGGAATTAGAGAAAACCCTTTCGCGGTTCAAATATTTACTAAAAGAAATTCGGAGCAAATGCCATGACTAGAATTTTAGACACCGCAGACGGCTATAGCGCCACCGCTGCCCCGACTACATCGGGAATTATTGACACAATTACAGGAACCAGCGCGGCACCTACTACAATCACGGCGGGCGCAGGTATTACCCCTCAAGGCGTAGCGGGTGAGATTATTTTCGTAGACGGCACAGGCGGGGTTGATATTACAGCTTCTCCCCAGATTGCCGCCGGAACTTCTGACGGTGAGAGGCTTAAATTAATCGGCACAAGTAACACTGATTCGGTATTTTTAGAGGATGGAACCGGCTTAAGACTTAATGGGGATATGCTTCTAAGGGCCCAAAGCTCAATCTCTTTAATCTGGGATGACTCAGCCTCTTTGTGGGTTGAAGTAGGGAGGGCCGAATAATGAAAAATGTATTCTTAGCACTTATTTTATTTTGTATTACGACAGGATTGGCCAAAGGGAAAACACCTCTTTATTACGGGCCTAAGAAAAATCTAGAATTTAAAGTCCATGACCCCAGCTTTCAGGTGGCCACCACTGTAATTACTTTGGCAAGCTCGACCCCTGGAATACAGTTTCATTTTCCACTAACTCTAGACGATGTAACCGCCACAAGTACGCCGACCAATGGGGCTTCACTTTACTCACTTAATGGCAAGTTGGTAGAAACCAGGGACGATGGCACAAATACTTTCATCACAGATACCCCTACGGCTTTACTTTCTTCCACTTCTGAACTTACCACAAGCGGCGGGGCCGTTATTCTCTCGGCGACAAGTTCAGGTGATTACACTTTCACTTTTCCAAGTGCTGCGGGCGCTAGTGGTGAGACATTAACCGCTGATGGTAATGGGGGCCATACTTACGAAGCAGCAACAGGGGTTACAGTTCAACATGATGGTTGGCGAAAATATACAGGCTACGGGTCATCTGATACTAAAATTCCCTACGGAATACTATCGGCAACCTCTACGGGTAGCGGGCTTTTTACCTTTGCCACTTCTACGACTAACGGAACTATAGTTACTTTTCTGACAGAAGGACAAGAGGTCACAACTTGTTTAAGTTACGGCCAATCGGGAGAGTTTGGCATGACCGTAGACAGTACCCGTCTAACTACTAATATCAGCACTATTGCAAACTCGGCTGCGGGGGAAATCATATCAATATCCCATGCAGCGGGCGGGGGTGGTGTCAATTACGGCAATACTTGTGTAACTTTTTTCCCTGCGAGTGGGCAAGTGTTGAGGCCTCATACTGTTGGCCAAACACCTAACGCTAATTTTGGGATTTTTACAGTTACGTCAAAGCAAAGGTAAAAAATTGACCACTTATGCTGAGTTTTCCACTAACCCGAGAAGCGAGAAAGGTATCTTGGCCTGGGTAGAACCTACTCAAAAGCTGATTACTTTTACTTTGTTTTCTGGTGCGGTTTATTCGCGAATAACTTCCTATTTTGTAATTGGGGTAAGTGCTAGCGGCACCGATTTAACAGAAGGGAGTTCCTCTACTTTAAATGCCTCAGAGTGGTTTTTTGATGCGGTTAACTTAACTCTATATGTAAGAATGAGTGACGATCTAGACCCGAAAACTCACGACTTATCAGTAAAATACCGCCTTTTTTATTCCAATCTTGACTATAATTTGCCTTATGACCTGGCCAGCGGCGAGGTGGTTAATTATGACGCCTTGATAATGGGTAGCTCTAAATTCTCTCAGGAACTAGACGAGGAACAGACGGGCATTTCTTTAGAATCGACAGGCTCAATTAAGTTTCAAAATACCGGCGGGCATTTCGATAATATTTTCGACACTCTTTTCTGGGAAAATAAAAGAGTGGTGATTTACTCCTGGGGCCCTTCAATTGCCATAAGCGAAAAGAGAAAGCTATTTGAGGGAGTAATAGACAAAAAAGGGTTTACTGAAAACCAAGTAACCTTTGGCCTTAGAGACAATATTTTCCAATTGAGAAAAAAATTAAACCTCTCTCTTTTTTCAAGCTCTGACGGAAGCCTAAGCGATGACATTTTAGGCACCCCTAAGCGGGCAGTATATGGCCAGGTTAAGCAGATGCAAGCTATAGGCATAGATAAGGTTTTAGACGGCTACACATTAACAGGAACAGTTTCAGGCGTTAGTGGCGCCCTTATAATTAAAGGAACTGGCACAGCTTTTCTAGATGAGTGTAGTCCTGGCGATAATTTAAAAATTACTCTCCCTGCCGAAGTATTGGAAATTAAAATCGACTCGGTTGATACGGATACACAGATCACTATATCTGACGCATTAAACTCTGGATTTGATACACTTGCGGCATTAAATGAGCCCGCTAGACCATGGCGAAAAAAGAATCGCAATTGGCATATATCGGGTCATAAATTAAGGGCACCGGCCACCACAATTGCCACAGCGGTGCAAGAAAATCGCTATACTATTGTCGATACTACGGATTTTTTTACAGGGGATTCTATACAAATTGACGGAGAGTCAACAGAGGTTAGACGGCTCTCTGGTGATCTTATTGTGCTGGAAAATAATCTCCAAGCGGGAATAGCCTCGATAGGTGACGCGGTAACAAAGAACCCCGTCACAAAAGTATTATTTGGGGCAACCGAACTTTTGGTCGATAGAGATTGGACTCTTTCAAATACTTCCACCGATGCCATTATTAACTTTACCAATACGGCAGAATTTAATGCTCAAAAAAGGGTTTCAATAGTCGGAACTATCACATTTACAAATAATTCCAGGGCAATTACCGGCACAAATTCAGCTTTTAAAACCGATTTTCAAACTAGAGACTGGATACAATCAGACGACACAAGCCACACGGCCTTTTATGAAGTTTTAAGTATAGAAAGCGATACTGCTATGACTCTTAGAGTAGTTTACGGCGGGGCCACTCATGGAGTCGGCGCTTTTAAAAAGAATGTAAAAATACTAGATGATACTGCTCTCGTACTAATTGACACGGTAGGCAGAGAGCGTTCAGGTGCCTGGGTAAAGACGGCCAGCGATGTAGTAAAAGACGTTTTAGAAAACGATGCGGGGTTAACCTCTCTCAATTCTGCCTCTTTTACCACTGCCGATACTCAGGCACCTTTTATAATGTCGATGGTTTTCCCTGAAAGCATTGGGGGAAAGGCGCCAGAAATTAAAAAGGTGATAAATTTAGTTAATGAGTCAGTATTTGGGAGCCTTACTTTTAACCAAGATTTTGATTTAGTATTTACGATTTTGAACTCTGAAAAACCGATCTCTTTAGTGGAAATAAAAGACGATGATACTCTATCTTTTGGAATCCTTTCAAATATGAATATTTTCAATAAGGTAAAAACTAATTATTCCCATTTTGTCGATAAATTTAGCGGTGACGATACTAGCGAGACCATAGAAAAAACTTCTAGCTTTGTTAATAATCACATAGGCACCGAGAAAACAGAGGACTTAGAAATTTACCTTTTTAATGAATCAGACGCCTCTGTAATATCAGAAAGATATTTGCTCTTTCATTCGCTTTCGCAATCAGTCGTAAAAGTAGCGGGCAAGCTTGACCTTTCAACTTACAATTTAAACGATAAAATTTACATAGATTTTGACCGCGCCCCTTTGCGATTCGCTCAAACAGATCGGCGTAAAATAGGGATATTAAGCAGAATTAAAAGAGATGGGGAAAACTCTGAGGCAGAGTTCCAAGATATTTCGAACATTTTATCGAGAGTTCCCGCCATTGCTCCAAACACCACGGCCGCCTTTTCAAGTGCTACCGCTGACGATTTGGTAAAATACGGCTGGATTTGCGATAATACTACTGCGACCCCCGATGGCACCGAGAGTCAATTGGGCTCAAACTTAATAGGATAGTAATGGTCTTTGATAACACTATAGATTCAGAAATCGCACCAGGCCAAGCCGTTAAACAAGAGCTTTTTAAAAAGCACCAGGATTCCCTAGATGCGCATGAGACAGAGATCCAAACTTTTGCAGCCCTGGCGAAAAAGGTAGTTATTTTCGATGGCGTAGTAAAAAACGCCTCTAGTGCTTCCTCTCTTACTGGTTTAAGCGCTTGGAGAGTTCCTTCTGCTATGACATTGATTGATGCAAAGCTAGGGCTAATTACACCCGTAGGGAGCTTAACAGGTACGTTAGAAATGAATGTAAGGAAAGCGACAAGCTTGGACGATTCTGCCGCCGTTTCTGTTTTTACTACCCGCCCAAGCATTGCAATGGCCTCCGCTTCTGATTATGACGAGAGCGCCAATATGGTTTTAGATGCTAACGTGAAAGATTTGGCGGTTGGGGAATATTTATTCCTAGATATTTCCTCTTTACCGGCGGGCGGCACAATGGGTCGCTTTACTGTTTACTTAATTGCAGAGGTTTAAAATATGACTGATTTAGTAGTTCCATGGACACCAAACCCCGACACGGTAGCGGTAAAAACCAATACCTCTAATGAGACGGTCGCTAGTGGGAAATATGCAATCTGTAAAGTGACGTGCAAGGGGGACGGCGAGTTCTATATTGACGATGTATTGGCCTTTGAGGGGTATTCAATCACTACAATAACTGGCTCCAATATGGACGTGGATGTTAACGGGGCACTAGAGACAGGCGGCACCGGCGGCGCTATTGATGCCTATACTTTTACTTCTACTGATGTAATTTGCACTCATGTTTTCGAGGTGCCATCAGGAACCGACTTAAAAGTAGCAGGGACGGCGGGCAATGCTCGATATACATTGGCCCTCTATAGCGAGATTACTTAATGAAAATTGATGTTAAAACCGTGATTCTCTTAATTATGACCACTGCCAGCGTGGTGGTTTATGCTCACACTACTTTTGCAGAAAAAAGAAGCGTGGAAAAATTAACAGATATGGTTTTCGATATTTATAAGCACCATAAACTAGACAAGGTTAAAAAATGAGCCTTTTCAGTAAAAAGGACGAGGTAAACCTGGATGATCTCATGGAATTACACCCTAATATGCTCGGCTTGCTTTACTCTTTTATTATGTACTGCAACTTTAAAGGCCTCCCTTGTAAAATTACCTCTCTCAAAGAAGAGGCAGCAGGGCGAGTAAGTAGGTCACACATTGAGGGGCGCGCTGCTGATTTTAGTTCCCGAGGATTCTCAACAGATGACATAGACGATTTTTTAGTTCATTTTAATAAAAAATATGAGGATATAGCCGCAATTTCAGCCAAAGATTTAAAGCCCAGAGCCTTAGTTTATCACCGAGCAAAATTACCTGATGGGAGCTATGGGGCTGCCCACTTTCACTTACAAGTCAAACCTTAGAAGGGGTATTAAATGGAATTTGAAGCCGCAGCACAATTTGCCAAACCATTAATCGAAGCACTTGCTGGAAAGCATGGGACAGTCGTTCAGATAATAGTCCTAATGGGCTCCCTTAGAGTATTTTTAAAGCCTCTTACTTCTCTTGCTCGGACTTATGTAGAATTTACGCCGAGTAAATCAGATGACGAGAAGCTTGAGAAAATCCTAAACTCGGAGATTTATAAAAAAGCCTCTTTTGTGATTGATTACTTTGCATCCCTTAAATTGCCTCAGAAAAAAGAGGAATAATGGGAACGATTCTCACCGTCTTAAAAGCTGTTGCCGACCTAATCCCTTTAGTAAAAAAGATTTGGGAAAATTACGGTAAATTTAAAGAGGCAAGAGAGAAGAAAAAACTCAATGAGAAGAAAAAGAAAATTAACAAGCTAACCAAGAAAGCGAAAAATGCGAAAACTAGCAAAGACAGGGCTGATATTGTACGCGATATTAACGGGCGCGAGTAAATGCGAAAAGCACCCCTCGCCAATTGGGGAGCTTTGTTTGATTGGCCCTGGTAAAAGTCAGTGTAATGACCCAAGGCTAGAAAAAAAGAATTACGAGAGAGAAAATAAAGATATGGTAAATTATTTCGCTACTAATCCTGACGATTTTAGAGCGATAAAAGACTATACCGAAGAAATTAGAACTAAATTGATACAATGTGAAAGCAAGTCAAAGGGGCCTTATTAAATGAGCTTAACCAACACGATCAACTATGTGACCCCTAGTAACTTTACCCTTTCTGATTCTGACGAAATAGAGATAAGCGGCTCGGTGTTAACATTGAAGCAATTAACCACGCTCCAAACTGGCGAGCTTGTCTATATACCATTAACCACCAGCGAAGAATTTGCAGCGAGAAGAAAGACCGGCTCGGCAATTACTGAAACAGAGGCCAGCGGCGGCAATAACTCTTGGGAAAATAACTATCTGAATTTTTCCAGCACCTTGGATTATATCTCAATCCCGATAGATAATTGGGCCCCAACTTCTGCAAATGATTATCAGTTTGATTTTTATTACAAGCCCGCCGGTTCAGGAAATCCTGCCTCGGCCCTTGATTTGTTACATAAAAAAGAAGTGTCCAATGATAACAATAGGCTACTTTTGACTCATGCAGCGAACGGGACTTTTTCTGTCACTATTTGGGATAGTGCCGGTCTTTATAAGGGGGCACCAGGCGCTTCTTGGTCACCAACGGCGGGCCAGGAATATCATATCGCCGTAGCTATGGGGCCGACAAAGCAGGAAATTTTTATCGACGGGGTTTCTTTTGCCTCGCAATCTGTCGCGGTTACCCTGGCGGCACCGGCAGACGGTGTAATTAATATAGGCTCCAATGGTTCAGCCGTTTCCCATGGAAGCTTTAAGCAATTTATTTTATGGGACGGGGTGCAGAATACAACCACTTTTACCCCCGCAATTCCTCGCCAGTATTCAAGTGACAACCCCAATGCTTTAGTAAATGCCACCACTACGGCAGATTCCTTATCTTCTTTCTCTGAAACTGCTGCAAGTAAAACAGGGAGCGACGAGTTTAAATATACAATCTATGTAAATAGTATTGATAAATATTGGGACGGCGCCGCTTGGGCCACTAGTGACGGCACCTATACTCAAGCCTCTGATGACGCTACAATTTTGGCAAACATTTCTAGCCTTGATATTTCATCAGGGAAAAGTATTCAAATCAGAGCGTTTGCCCATAGCGATGACGGCTTAACCTCCCCCACTCTTACCTCTATTTCGTATGACTACGGCTTTTTTAATACCGCTACCACTCCCGCAATGTGCACGATCAGCGGCGAGGTAGTAAACCTTTCAGGCAATCCAGTAGAAGGGGCCAGAATAGAAATCACAAACGTAAGTGGGACGCCTTATCTTTATGATTCTGCACTAGTGGCAAAAGCTGCTAAAACCTATACCGATGAGGATGGGAAGTTTGAAATCCCATTAATTGAGACCGCTACCGATGCGAAAACCGTAGACATTAAGGCCTATTTTTACGATCTAGCTGGAATGGAAGTGACTAAGACGCTGGCCAGTGCGGTGACGATACCGAACCAGTCCAGCGCCTCAATTGAGGATTTAGTTTAAATTAAAAGCTTTTTAACTTGTGTTTTGGTCGGGGTGCCGGCCAGTTTAAGCACAGAAACCTGCGTGTTAGTAACTCGACAAATCTCTCTAGCTTGTGAAGAAATAGCATTGGCCATTCCTGGTTTAATTGTCCCGTTTTTAACACCTAATAAAGTTCCCCAAAGGGTGCTTTGTAAAGATTCGGCCGTTAGTTTTGGAATCGCTGTTGCTTTTGCCTTTACTGCCTTAGTTTTTTTCTTTGCCATTTCTAATCTCCTTATTGATTTTGGTTATGAGCAATGCGGATTCCCATAGTTCCCCCGCTCTCTCTTTGGCGTGTCTTATTTTATAATAATCTTTATTTTCT